GGTAACGCGCGACCCCTGTCAATTTCTAGCGCCAGCGCGCCAAAACCCGGTAACAGGTAACAAGGTAACAGCGAGATGGCGGCAGAGGGCGAGCGGCTTTTTCTGACGCAATCGAAGTTCGCGGATCGCCGCGGCGTCTCGCGCAAAGCTGTGACGGACTGGAAAAACAAAGGTCTTCTCGTCATCGCGGAGGATGGCAGGGTCGATGTCGATGCGTCCGAATGGAACCTCGACCAGCGGCCGGCCAAGTATCGTGGTGGCGTCGCGCATCGGCCTTCGCGGGTGTTACCTGCAGATAAGGTAACAGGTAACAAGCCTCTCCCGCCGAAGGCAGAGCGGCCCGCGCCGGCACCAGATGGCGCCGAGCCGCTGGCCGGTGATGACGCCGACACGTCGCCTAACCTGTCGATGGCGGAGGCGGTCCGGCGCAAAGAGAATTTCATCGGGTTGAAGCATCGGCTCGAATACGAAACCGCGCAGAAGGAATGGGTCCGCGTCGAGGATGTTGGGGCGCTGGTCGAGGGTGAATACGCGACGGTGCGGGAGCGGCTGCTGGTTATCCCCGGCAAGATCGCTGCGAGCCTTGTTGGTCTCGATCGTGCGGCCATCGACGACATCATCCGTCGGGAAGTGACCGAGGCGTTGAATGAATTGCATGGTCCCGACATCAGCGGGGCTGGCGGCTCTGGCGGCGAGAATGGGGAAGGCGCGCCGGGCGTTTAAGCCCCCGCCGATCCTGACGCTGATCGAGTGGGCTGACACCTATCGCAAGGTCGCCAGTAAAACGTCAGCTTCGCCCGGCCAATGGCGCACCAACGCGCAGCCGGTCGCCTTCGGGCCGATGGCGGCGGTGGTCGAGCCTGACACGCACACGGTCACGGTGATGGCCGGGACGCAGGTCGTGAAGACCGAATTGTTGATCAATGCAGCCGGGTTCTTCATCCATCAAGACCCTGGCTCGATCCTTTTCGTGCAGCCGACCCAAGGCGCGGCAGAGGCTTTTTCCAAGGAGCGTTTCGCGCCGACATCAGAGGCGACGCCAGTCCTTGCCAAGTTGATCGCGCGGCCGCGCTCGCGGGACAGCGAGAACACGATCACACATAAGGCCTATCCAGGAGGGACGTTGGATTTTGTCGGCGCGAATTCGCCGACCGATCTCGCCTCGCGTCCAAAGCGGATCATCCTTTGCGATGAGATCGACAAGTATCCGCCGAGCGCTGGTACTGAAGGCGATCCGCTGAAGTTGGCGGAAGAGCGCGCCTCGACATTCAAGGCATTAGGTAGATCGAAGTCTATCCGGACGTGCTCGCCGACAGAGGAAGGAATTTCGCGGATCGGCCGCGAGTATGAATCGAGTGATCAGCGCCGGTGCTTCGTGGCCTGCCCGCATTGCGGCTTTGAGCAGGTGCTGACCTGGCCGCAAGTGACCTGGAGCAAGGATGCCAGTGGTAAGAATTTGCCAGAAACGGCAGGTATCCAGTGTTCCGGGTGCGGCACGATTTGGAGTGAGCGCGATCGCCGGGCGGCGATGGCGGCATTGGAGGCGGCGTCGGATCATGGGTGGCGGCAGACGCGGCAATTTGTGTGCTGCGAGGTCATCCAGACACCCGAGCAATGGGACCATAAGGGGCGGGCGCGGTGCTCGCATTGCGAGGCTAGTGCGCCATACGATGGTCATGCCGGTTTTCACATTTCGAAGCTTTATTCGGCCAGGCACCGCCTGTCTGATCTGGTGAAGGAATTTCTGGACGCGCAGGCTGATCCTGAGCTGCTGAAGAAATTCACGAACACGGGCCTAGCCGAACTGTGGAAGCCCATCGGGCGAGAGAGCCAGGACAGCGCGGGCCTCATCGCTCGCCGCGAGAATTACGGACCCGAAGACTTGCCGGACGATGTTCGGGCTATCACTGGATTTGCGGACGTTCAGGGCGACCGCCTTGAGGTGCAGCTTGTTGGCTGGGGCAAGGATGAGGAAGCGTGGTGCTTTCTCTATGAGATCATCCATCAGGACCCGTCGCAACCTCAGGCTTGGAAGGAACTCGACCAACTGCTGCTACGAACGTTCAAGACGACGGGCGGGCGGCTGTTGCGAGTTGGCGCATTTGGCATCGACACAGGTGGCCATCATGGTGCGCAGGTCCATGCCTTCTGCCGTGCGCGCCGGAAGCGCCGCATTTATGCCTGCAAGGGCATGGCGACTAAGCCGCTTTGGACAGGCAGGGCAGGGCGATCAAAATCAAATGACCCGCTTTGGTTCATCGGCACGAACGCTGCAAAAGACGCGATCTACGCGCGCCTGAGGATACGCTTGGATGCTGACAAAGGCGAAGATGGTAAGGCGGGGTTCATTCATTTTGCGGCCAGCGATTCATTCGGGGCGGACTATTTCGCGCAATTGACTGCGGAGCGCCGCGAGATCAGGCGGCGGGCCGGACAGCCTTACGTTGCGTATTTCTGTCCGCCGGGAAAGCGGAACGAAGCACTCGACACACTTGTAGGCGCTCTTGCTGTCCGCCGCGCGCTGCCGCGATTCATCGAACGCGGCATCGAATACGACATCGGGCCGGAAGTTTCTCCGCCAGAACCCGATAGTGCTGAAGCGGTGCAGGTCTCCGTAGCGAAGCGACTGCGGCGCGCTCGCCCAATCGCATCCATGTCGGACCCGTATCTGTGAAAGTTCGACCATGACCGATCTTGTAACGCTGGAGGGCTGGCTGCTGGAGGCCAAGACGGCCCGTCACAAGCTGGCGATCGGGCGTTCGACAGTTTCGGCCTCCTATGACGGCAAGTCGGTGTCCTATACGCAGGCTGACGCATTCAAGCTGGACGCATATATCGCTGATCTGGAACGCCAGATTGGTGATCTCAAAGGAGCCGCCCGCCGACGCGGGCCGGTGCAATTCGTGTTCTGATATGGCAAACTGGATTGCCCAGCGCGCGCCCGGTGTGAGGGTGACGCGACGCACGCGCGCGGCCATTCCGGAGGTGGAAACATCCCATGCAGCGGCGTCGCTTGCCGCAAAGGACATGGCGACATGGCCGTCCTGGCGGATTTCGCCGGACGCGGCGCTGCTGCCGGAAATTGATACGATCTCGGCCCGCGTCGATGATCTGACGCGCAACAATGGCATCGCTGCTGGTGCTGAGCGGACCTTTGTCGATAACGTCATTGGGCCGCGCATTACCTGCAAGCCGACACCAAACCGAATTGCGCTTGGCAAGTCGGTCGATTGGGTCGATGGGTGGTCGCGGGAGGTCGAAAGCCTCTTTTCGACATTCACAGATACCGACTGGTTCGATGCGGGGCTGCGCTATAATTTCCATGTCTGCACCCGCTTGCAGACACGGATGATTGCGGCCACCGGCGAGTGCCTGGCGCTGCCCTTGTGGACCCAGCGCAATGGCTCGCGCTGGAATACGTGCATCCAGTTGATTGACCCGGCCCGACTGTCGAACCCGAACAATGGGCAGAACACGGCGAAGCTGCGCGGCGGGATTGAACTTGATCCGGTGACGGGCGCGGCCAACGCCTATCATATCCGCAAAAGCCATCCCGGAGATATGTTCGGCGGCTTGATGAATTTTGGCGGCGAGTGGGAGCGCATTCCGGCCTATATGGATTTCGGACGCCGGCGCGTCCTGCATGTCTATGAATCGGAGCGGGTAGGGCAGACGCGGGGGAAGGCAGCCATTACTGCGGTGGCGCGGCAATTTCACATGTTCGACGCCATGAGCCGAGAGCAGCTTCGTCTCGCGGTTCTTAATTCGCTTGTCTTCGCAGCGCTCGAAACGCCGCTTCAGCCGGAGCAGATCGAAAACATCTTCGGGCAATCCGAAGACCCGATGGGAGCCTATCAGGACTCGCTACAGGACTGGCGCATCCAGATGAAGGGCGGGACAATGGTCACGCTCCCGCCTGGAACGCAGATGAAGCCGTTCACGCCCAGTGGGCAGATGAGCGGGTTGGACACTTTCGCAACCGTCATGCTGCGCTCCATCGGCGCGGGGCTGAACATGCCCTATGAGTTGGTCTTTCGGGATTTCTCGAAGACAAATTATTCATCGGCGCGCGCCGCGCTGCTTGAAGCATGGCGTTACTTTTCGTCTGTGCGCCAGTTCATGGTCGATAGCTGGTGCGCCGCAGTCTACGATCTCTGGTTTGAGGAAGCGGTCAACCGGGGCCTGATCCCCGATTGCAAGCCTGACGACTACTATTCGAACCAGATCGCCTGGACGCGCTGCAAATGGATATTCGCCGGTCGCGGCTGGGTCGATCCATTCAAGGAAGCGCGCGCCGCCGATCAGCGGCTCAAGAGCGGCATTTCCACGCTGGCCGATGAAGCTGGCGAGCAGGGCCGCGATTGGCGCGAGCAGATCGATCAAATGGCGCGCGAGCAGAAATATGCGGCAGAGGTTGGCGTCCAGTGGCCGCCATCATCTGGCAAGGCGGATGCGGCGGCGAGCGCAGCCCACGATGCCGAGATTGATGCTGCGGATGCCGACGAAGAACGCTCTGCTGAAATGGCGGAAGCCAAGGACTGACTCATGGACGTGTTGGTGGACGGCGAGATTATCCTTTTCGGGGTAGTCGGGATCGACCTATGGGACGATGGCTTCACCGCCATGGATGTGGTGCGCGCGCTTGCGGAAATCGGTCGCGGCGAGGATGTGACTGTTCGCATCAATTCGCCCGGCGGCTACGTCGATGATGGCGTCGCTATCTTCAATGCGTTGCGCGCGCATCGCGGGACCGTGACCGTCTATGTCGAAGGACTGGCCGCATCCGCCGCCAGTGTCATCGCCATGGCTGGCGCGGAAGTCATCATGCGCCCTGGTGCGCAGATGATGATCCATGATCCCGGCACGATCACCATCGGCGATCTGGCGGCGCATCAGAAGAGCATGGAGAGCCTTGAGGCCTCTGCTGCGTCGATCGCTGACATCTATGCCGAAAAGACGGGGCGAAGCCTTGAAGAAATCCGCGCCGAGATGGCCGAAGAGGTCTGGCTGACTGCCGATCAGGCTATCGAGAGTGGATATGCCGACCGGCTCGACGAACAGGCCGAAGACAAGGAATTCGAGGCGGTGGCCTTCAACTATCGCCTTTTCAATCATGCGCCGCAGCGTCTCGTTGCGGCTACCGATGCGCAGGGGTGGCACAACGCCGTTCCACGCAAGAAGGCGGCGTCCGCCGTCACCATCAGCCAAAACGGAAGGAACTCTCCGATGGCACATCAGCAGGCGGACAAGACCCCCGCCAACACCGAAAACCAGAACCAGCCCGACGTTGCAGCCATTACCGCTGCGGCCACGAGCGAAGGCAAGCAGGCCGGGGCCGATGAGGCCAAGGCGCGCATCAAAGCCATCCTCGATTGTGATGAGGCGAAGGATCGTGCCGATCTGGCGCGGCACCTGGCCTTCGAAACAGGCCTTTCCGCCGAAGATGCGGTCAAGACCTTGGCCGTCAGCCCCAAGGCTGCTGCCACCGGCGGCAACGAGTTCGAGCGCCGCATGAACGCCACCAAGAATCCCGCCGTTGGCGGCGGTGGCGGCAATGATCCGGGCGATGAAACCGTGGAAACCGTCGCGGCCCGCATCGTCAATTTCGTCGCTCCGCAGAAGAAGGGGGCCTGATCCATGGTCGCAAGCTATAAGTCTCAGGACACGTTCACCGCCTCGCCGGCGCTTCTCGTCGGCGCCGATGACGTGATCACCCGTTCCATCACGCTGATCAGCGGCCAGAACCTGAAGCGCGGCGCGCTGCTGGGCAAGATCACGACTGGCGGCAAATACAATCTGAGCCTGTCGGCCGCCGCCGATGGTTCGCAGACCCCCAACGCCATTCTGGCGGAAGACTGCGACGCCAGCGGCGGCGACAAGGTTACCATCGCTTACTTCGCCGGCACGTTCGACGAAAACGCGGTGACCTACGGCACCGAGCATACCGCCGCCAGCGTCCGCGAGGGGCTGCGCGGCAAGAACATCAATCTCCAGTCCAGCCTGACCTGAAAGGGCCTCCGCAATGGCAATCGACATCTATTCGCCGGCGGTGCTCAACCGCGTGGTGCAGGACTTGAAGGCGACCGTCCCGGTTCCCTTCCTGCTCAATACCTTCTTCCCCGAGGTCTCGATCTCGCAGCAGGAAGAAATCTTCTTCGACGTGCTGAGCGGCAAACCGCGTCTCGCGCCTTTCGTCTCCCCGCTGAGCGAAGGCCAGATCGTCCAGTCGCAGGGCTACGTCACGAAGAGCTTCAGCCCGGCCTACATCAAGGACAAGCGTGTCCTCGAAGATGGCAAGGCGGTGCGCCGCATGGCGGGGCAGCCCATTGCGGGCGCGCTCGGCCCGGCGGCGGCCCGCGAGGCCATGGTCGCGCAAGAGTCCGCGGACCAGCTTGCCATGCTCTACCGCCGTCTCGAATGGATGGCGGGCGAGGTTCTGCGAACCGGCTCTGTCACCGTTTCGGGTGAAAAATATCCGACCACGGTCGTCAGCTTTGGTCGTGATGCTGCACTGACGGTCACGCTCACGTCCACCGCACGGTGGAATGACAGCGCGCCCGTCCCGCTCGACAATCTGGAAACATGGGCCGAACTGATCCGCGGCAAATCTGGTGCAGGCGTTCGCAAGGTCGTAATGGCGCAGGATGTGTGGACGGCGTTCCGCAAGATCGCGTCGGTCAAGGAACTGCTCGAAACCAACCGCTACAGCCCGCGCACCGACTTCGACATCGGCCCGAATACGTGGACCAATGGCGCAACGTTCATGGGCACGGTCGGCGCGTTCGACATCTGGGTCTATGCGGACAGCTACGTCGATGAATCCGGCTCGACGCAGAAGTATCTGCCTGACAACTATCTGCTGATGGTGTCGGATCAGGTGGAAGGCGTCCAGCATTTCGGCGCCATCAAGGACGAGGCGGCGGGTTTCCAGGCCACCGACTACTACCAGAAGTCGTGGACGGTTCCCGATCCAGCCGCTCGCTTCCTGCTTTTGCAGTCGGCCCCCCTCGTTGTGCCTTACCGCATCAACGGCACTCTCGCCGCGAAGGTGTTCTGACCATGAAGCTAATTGCCAATCACACGATCGAAGGCGCGAAGACCATTCGCGCCCGCGATACGAAGGTGCCCAAGGATCAGGGCGAGTATGATCGCAAGACTGCCGCGCCGGGCGAAGAGTTCGACACGACCGAATTCGGCATTTCGGACACCGAGGCCAAGGCGCTGATCGAAGCGGGGGCGGCCTCGCGCAAGATGGTCCCCGCCGATGAAAAGGCGAAGGGCTGACGTGTTCGACTTCAACGACATGCTAGGCGACTTGCAGGACATCTTTGCGCGTCCTGTTCGGATCACGCCTCGCAAGTCGGCACCTGGCCGCGCGGCTTTCGAGGCGCGCGGCGTCTGGGCGATCAAGCCCGCCGATATCCAACTGGATGACGGCGGCGTGATTGGCACAGATCAATGGACGCTCGGCATTCGCGGCAGCGAGTATGAGTATCTGCCGAAAAAGGGCGATCTGATTTTTATCCCGGCCCACATGAGCCAACCCGAGATCGGCATGTGCGAGGTCGAAGACGACGGCTATGACGGTCAGGGCGGATACAATCTCGTTCTGCGGTCATATCAGCCATGAGCACGGCTGCGCTGCTCTTGCGGGAGGCGATCTTTTCGCGGCTGGAAGCGCGGCCCGGCTACAAGTCGAGGTATCGCAACCCGATGCCGATGACGCAGCCGGATGAACTGCCTTCGCTGCGGATCATCATCGCGGGCGAAGAGATGACTCCGGACGGAGACGCCAACATTGGCGAAATCCGGTTCGTATCGGAAGTGACGATTGCCATCACGGTGTTGGCGGCAGGCAAGGAATCCGCGCCTGCCGAATACGATGTCGACCTCGACATGTCCGAGGTCGAAGCCCTGCTGCTGACCGATCCGACGTTCACAAAGTTGGGTGAAGGGTCGCTGTTCGAGGCCATCACGCGCATTCGCCGCACTCGCATTTTCCCGCGAGAAGGCGAAACATATTTTGCCGGCGTTCGGACGGACATAACGTTCCAGACGCGCGCCGACTTCGATCCGACGATCCAAGATGATCTACGGACAGTCGTTCTGAGGCAGAAAGTCGCTCCGGGCACTCCGCAGAGCGGCTTTGAAACCACTCTCGAAACAGAATAGCGAGGCGGCAATGGCCGACAAACTGCACGTGCGGCCTGTCCGGCCGCCGATCAATATCGCTCACCCTATCGATGGCCCGCTCGTCAACGAACCTGACGCGGACGGCAAGTGGTCGTTCTGGACGCAGGACGGCTACACATTCGCTCTCTTGCGCGACGGCGATATTGAGCGCGTTCCAGATGCCGACGCTGTGGGCGACGATACCGCGCCCGCCAAGCCTGCCTTGCCTGAACAATCCGATCCGCCCGCCGCGCCCGCGCGCAAGAAGGACTCGCGCTGATGACCATTCCCTTTTCTCAAATTCCTCAGAACTGGCGTTTGCCGCTTCACTGGGTCGAAGTCGATCCGTCCCGCGCGGGACGCTCGCAGTCCGATATGTCGGCGCTTTTGCTTGGCGTGAAGCTGGCGGCAGGCACCGCCCCGGCCAATATCCCGGTCGCTGTCGGCTCTCTCGACGTGATCGATGGCCTGTTCGGCGCGGGTTCGATGGCTGCGCGCATGGCCCTCAAATTCATGAAGACCAACCCGATCCAGAAGCTTTATGTGCTTCCGGTCGAGGAGCCGGGCGGCGGCACGGCGGCCACAGGCAAGATTGCGGTGTCGGCGGCTCCTACGGTCGCGGGAATCCTCAATCTCTACATTGCCGGCCAGCGTGTGCAGGTCACTGTGGCGGCGTCCGACACGGCGGCGAACGTCGCCGCAAAGATCGTGGCCGCGATTACCGCGCTGACATCCCTCCCTGTCACTGCGGTGCAGGGAACGTCGGGACAGTCCAACGAAGCCCAACTGACGGCGAAGTGGAAGGGCCTGACCGGCAACGATATCCTGTTGCAGGACAACCTGCTTGGCGTGTCCGGCGGCGAGGTCATGCCCACAAGCCTTGCATTGACCTACACCGCCATGGCGAGCGGCGCAGGCGCGCCTGATCTGACGACGGCTATCGCCAATCTGTCGGACGACGATTACAAATTTCTGGGACTGCCGTTCACGGACACCACGTCGCTCGATCTTCTGGCGACCGAATACGGTTTTTCGACCACCGGTCGCTGGGGTTTCCTTCGCCAGCTTTACGGCGCGATCTTCTCGGCTCGGCGCGATACCTATGCCAATCTGCTGACTGCGGGCGGCAACCGCAATGATCCGACGATCACGACGCTCGGCATCGAGCCGCTGACGCCCGCGCCGGTGTGGGAAGTGGCGGCGGCCTATGCCGCGACGGCTTCGCTTGCCCTGTCGGCTGATGTGGCGCGACCGCTTCAGACCTTGCAGCTTGAAGAGATCATGGTCGCCCCGCGCGGCGCGCGTTTCTCCAAGACGCAACTCAACAGCCTGGCTGGAACAGGCATTGCCACGCAGTCGGTCAACCCGAACGGCAAGATGGCGATCATGCGCGAGGCGACCGGCTATCGCGTCAACAGCTATGGCGTGAGCGATACGGCCTATGAGCTGGTGACGACGCTGTTTACGCTGTCTCGCCTGTTCGAGGTTCAGCGCCAGCTCATTACGTCGAAGTTCCCGCGCCACAAGCTGGCGGACAACGGCACCCGCTTTGGGCCGGGGGCGGCCATCGTCACGCCGAACGTCATCCGGGGCGAACTGATCGCTCAATACCGGATCGATGAATACAACGGACTGGTCGAGAACTTTGCGGCCTTCAAGGCCAATCTGATCGTCGAGCGCGACGCGAACGATCCGAACCGGGTGAATGTCCTCTATCCGCCCGATCTGATCAATCAACTGCGCGTCTTCGCCGTTTTGGCCCAGTTCCGTCTTCAGTATCCCGCCTTCGCGGCCTGAGCCGCCCTCGCTTTAAGGAGCAATCGATATGGCTCAGCGTTTCGCGGGCATCGCCTACGTCTATCAGAACGGTCAACAGTTGCCCCTCAAGGGCAACTTCACCATTTCTCCGTCGCGCATCGAGCGCACCGGTATCGCGGGGCAGGATCGCGTCCACGGCTATTCGGAGATGCCACGCGTTCCCTACATCGAGGGTGACATCTCGATGACGGACGAGTTGTCAATCGAGGAACTCGAAAACATCACCGACGCGACCATCACCACCGAACTGGCGAATGGCCGCATTTACGTGCTGCAAGAGGCGTGGACCAAATCCGCCTTCGAACTGAACACGGCGGAAGGCACGGTTCGTGTTCGTTGGGAAGGCGTCGAGTGCCATGAAGCGTGATAGGTGACACATGAGCGACGATCTCGAATTCATCCCGCATGATCTGGTCAAGCCGGTGCAGGCGCACGGCGAGGATGTGACTGTCCTGAAGTTGCGGCTGCCCACCGGCGCTGACATGATTCGTGTCGGCAATCCGGTTCGTTTCGATGCGACTGCCGACAACCCAGCAGCAACGATTCAGTTCGACATGCCCGTCTTGGCCAAGATGATCGCGCATTTGGCGAAGGTTCCGACCTCGACTGTGGACAAGCTGGAGCCTGGCGACATCATCGGGATCGGATGGAAACTCTCCGGTTTTTTTCTGCCGAAGGGCTGATGCAGGAGGTGGACGCGGCCATCCAACTGGCGCTGACCTTCAAGACAAGCCCGATGCCATTTCTCGATCTACCGTCGCATGGTCTGGCGCTCTTGCTGAGCCGGACGCGCGCCGTGGTGGACGAAGCCGAACGGTCCCGCGACGATGGCTGACGAAAATCTCCGGCTTGAAGCCGAGGTCGTTGACCGGTTTTCCGGCCCGCTCAAGAAGCTTCGTGATGGCCTGCGCAGCATCCGCGCGCCCGAAGACCTGAAGCGCACCCAGGACGCCATGGAAGGCGTCAAGAAGGGCGCGGAGATTGCGGCTGGCGCTGTGCGCACCACGCTGAGCGTTGCGCTGACCGGCCTTGGTATCACATCGATTACCGCCGGCGGCGCGCTGGCAGGTCTGTTCGCGGCTGCGAAATCATTTGGCGCGAGCGCGGCAGAACTGAAGTTTTTCAGCCAGGAGGTTGATGTTTCGGCCCGCAATATCCGCAGGCTGGAAAACTTCGGCGCCAATTTCAATATCTCGGCAGATCAGGTCCGGTCCGGCGTCGGCAAGGTGTCGGAGCAGATGCGCGAGTTGCGTCGCGGCTATGGCGATCTGGCTGATTACTTGAGGCGCATTGATCCCGATCTGTTCAACCAGTTGCGCGGATCGAAAGACAACGATGAAGCCATGGGCCGATTGCTCGGCTACATGGACCGCATCCCGAACGCTGCGGATCGTGCCGCGTTTTCCATGCGGGCTTTTGGCACGACGGCCTTTGCGCGCATGAGCGACATCCGGCGCGGGCTGGGCAATATCGACAAGGACGTTGCGGTCCCGACGCAAGAAGCGATGAAGGCGGCAGAGCAATTTCTTGCGGCGTGGAATCGGGTCGGCAACATCTTCGACAAGATCAAGGTCCAGATCGGGACCGAGGTCATGCCGATGTTCAATGAATGGCTGGAGGGGCTGGGCAAGCGTCTCTCAGACATCAATTGGGAAAAGGTCGTTGGTGACGGTATCGTCAAATTCAAGGAACTGCTGGCTGAAATTCAGAGCGTCGGAAAATCACTTAGCGAAGTCGATTGGAGTGGCTTTGGAAAGGCGGCGATGTTCGTCTTGCGTGAACTCGGCCAGTTTATAAAAGATGTTGCCGATGCGATCCGAGACATCAAAAAGCTGCTGAGCGGCGATTTTTCGCCGTTGGCTTTGCAGCGCTTGCCCGATAACCGGACCCCGCAGCCGGCCAAGCCCGGCGACAATCTTGCCGACGCCGATCCTCGCGTCGCCCGCTACAATCGCCTGATCGAGACACGTCGCGCCGCTGGCCTCCCGGTCGAGGATTTGGAACGCCAGCGCGACAAGCTGCGCGAGGCGGTCAAGGATGGCGTCAAGGAAGGCTTGCAAGGCATGATCCAGCAGCAGTCCTTCGGCCCGCCGTCGCTGACTGGCAATGGCTGGGGGCAGGGCGGGTTGTTCCAGAATACGTCCTACGGCCCGGGCGGCGCGTCTGCCGGGCCGGGGGGCTTCCCGAGGATGCCACGGCTGGCGCGCGGCGGCGGTGGGCCAGGAACTGACGACGAATTCGCGGGCACCGCTGCCAACGTCAAAGGTGACGTGCGCAGCCGCGCTCTGCGCGTCATGGATCGCCTCATCAATAAGTGGGGCTGGACGCCAGAAGGGGCCGCGGTCGCGGCAGGGAACGCGGTCCAGGAATCCGGTGCGCGGTCAGATGGGCCGTCGGGGGATCGGGGCACCGCACATGGCATGTTCCAGTGGCGACTGGACCGTTTCCAGAAGCTGAAGGAATTCGCCGCTGCACAGAAGAAAAGCTGGCGCGACTTCGATGTGCAGGTGGATTTCTTCAATAAGGAACGGCAGGAGCGAGGAGCACTTGAGCGCTCATGGCACAAGATGCGAGACTTTTCGCAGGCCGGGGCGGTCGGGTTTCAATTCGAGCGCTACGGCGACAATTCTACCGGCCAGCGTGTGCGGAATGCTATCGGCTTGCGCAAAGCGTGGGAAGAAGGCCAGCGCGCCGCTCGTGAGAGCCACGGCGCCGGTGGTGCAACGCCGCAATCTTCGCTTGGGCGCATGGGAGACGATCTCATGCGGAGCCGTTTTGCCAATCCCGAGATCACGGGGCGCGCGGGCGTCGATATTCGCCTTCAGGGCTTTCCGCAGGGGACCAAGGTCAATTCCACGACCGAGGGCGTCTTCAAGGACGTGCGCCTTGATCGTGGCAAGCAGCTTGGCGCGATGATGGCTTAGTAGGGCTGCGGCTTTTGCGTGGGGCAGGTGTAGTTCGCGATGTGCTCCATCGCGCGCTTCGCAATAAGTTGGCGCTCTTGGCCGGTAGTCATCAAGTAAAGAAATGTTCGGCATTGTTTGGCGGTAAAGGATCGGATGGCAGGGTCAGCCCGTTCGGTTTCGCTCATAACGCGCTTGCAGGTAAAAGGGCCTCCACGGCCAAGCAGGCGTGTGTCGGGGCCGTTTGACCAGTATTCGCCAGTCCATTCGCTGAAATCTATGTAGACCACCGAATGGTCAGCCCGATTTCGCATTTCAAACACGCAGGGGTCTTTTGCGTCGCGAGCGATGATCAGTGTTCCATCTTCGGATTGGACTTCTGTAGGGCTTTTTGCATCCCAGTCGAACTGGCCGGGGAACGTAAAGCCAAAATCGAACATCCGGGTCACTGCCAGAATATCGTCATAGGCGATATCGCGGTTCTGGCTCTTAGCCGGTGTCGCAAGCGTGAATGCCGCCGCCAGAATAATCGCCAACCGCATTTAGGCCTCCTATCAGGGCTTGGGCTTCTTGGACAGGGAACGGACCATCTCTTCAAGCTCTTTCAACCGCGTATCCCGGTCGCTAGCGAGCGCTTCTAGTCGAGTCATTTTCCCTTGGATTGTCTCAAGAAGGGGCGCTGTTTCTTCTACAATTTGTCTTGCTGCGGCCAACTCGGCCTCTTCAATGTCGATTGCGAAGGAGCGCTCTAAGCGCCGGACCACAACAATAAAAGTGCTTCAATAAATATTTTCTTTCGCTGGGCGCTGCGCATGGCATGGCAAGACCAACTCCGGCCCTCGTCATTTCGGGGCGTTGAGTTCCGCGTCGAAGAGGCAATCCGAGGCGGCGGTCGGCGGCAGGCTCTGTTTGAGTTTCCTAAGCGCGATGAACCCTACGCCGAAGATATGGGCCGCCGGGCGCGCCGCTTCACCGTGCAGGGCTACCTCATCGGGCCAGACTATATCGAACAGCGGGACGCGCTGATTGATGCTTTGGAAGAGGAAGGTCCAGGGCCGCTGGCCCACTACCTCTACGGAGAATTCGACGTATCGGTGGACAATTACACCGTTTCGGAATCGCGCGAGCGCGGTGGCCTCTGCCGCATCGACATGCAGTTTATGGAGGCGGGCGAAGCGCCTGCTGCGGATGAGCCTGAAGATACGCAGGCAAAGACGAAGGATGCCGCTGACGACACGTCCAAGTCAGCGGCGACCACGGCGGATAAGAGCGCCAAAGCTGCGAATCCAAGCGCTGCAAAGCAGCCCTCTCCTTCATGGCCCGCTGGCTGGACTGCGAGGGCCGCATGAGCCGTGCTGATCTGATTGAGTCCGCCGTGATCTGGCGCGCGGTGCTGGCGGTGTTGGGGTCCAGCCCGGTGGACGCCACTAGCGGCGAGGCGGCAGACGTTCGCAGGCTCTGCGGTATTGCCGACGCAATCGCAGAGAGCGCGATCCGTGCTGCCTTTCTCGGGACGCCGATGGCCGACTGTTTCTTCGCCGCCTATCTGGCTGGGGCGACGCCGGAGACGTTTGCGCGTATTCGCGCTCTGCCGGTGGTCACCGGCGCTCAGGGCGAGACTGCATCTATTCTGGCCGTCCTTGTCACCCGCCTGTCATTAGCTGGCGAGTGCAAGGCCGTCGCCGACATGACGCTGACCAGCGGCGCGCAGGCCGATGAGATTACCGAGCGCCTGCGGGTCGCTTTCGATGAGGCGACCGATCTGGCGGTGGACGTGGGCGATGGCGAGGCGTTCAAGGCGCTGGCGGCCCTGCAATCCGCCGTGGTGCGTGATCTAGCAGAGCGGGGCCGCCGCCTGCCGCGCCAGACGGTTTATTCGACGGGGCATCGCTTGCCGTCCGCGATCCTTGCGCAGCGGCTCTATTCCGATGCTTCCCGCGCCGCCGAATTGGTCAGCGAGAACCGCGCCATCCATCCGCTTTTCATGCCCGCCACGGGCCGGGCCTTGAGCGCCTGACGTGCCGAATCAGAACGAGGTTTGCGAGGTCTCTTGCCGAGGCCAGAAGTTCCGCGACTGGACGACGGTCGCGGTGCGCCGGGATTATGGGAAACTTTCGTTCGATCATTTCTCGTTGACGGTAGCAGAAGTCAGCAAGTCGGCTAGCGCATGGGATTCGCTGAAGCTGCGCCCCGGCGATCCGGTGACGATCACGCTCGCAGGTGAAAAGTTCATCGACGGCGAAATCATGGTCCGGCAGGCGGTCCTGAATGCCACGGCACACGCCGTCCAACTGCAAGGGATGTCGCGCAGCGCCAATCTCAACAAAGGCAGTTTCGAAGGCGGAACCGGCCAGCTCAAGGAATTCACATTCCAGCAGATTGCCAATTTGATTTGCGGACGCCAGAAGCCGCCGATCAAGTTTATCCCGAAAGACCCGCCGCCGGGGTGGGACAAGCCATTCCGCGACGCGCAGGTTTTTCACGGCGAAAGCGACTTTCAGTTCACGGAGCGCCTCGCGCGAATGCGAGGGATCGTCCTGACGACGGATAAGGATGGCAACCTTGTCGGAGGATCGATCAAGGGTGGCGACAAGGGCGCGGCCACGCTGACAGAAGGCAAGAACATCGTATCAATCACGGCAGTGATGCAAAACGCATCCCTTACCAGCAAGATCAAGGTCACCGGCCAGCAGAAGGGCGGCGACAATATCTTTGAGAAGGATGCGGCGCAGGTTTCCGCCACAGCCGAAAATCCGGCAGCAAAGGACGGGAAGACACGCATCGTTGTTGCGGAAGGGCCAATCACCAAGGAAGATGCTAAGTTGCGCGCAGACATGGAGATGGCGCGGAGCATTGCAGAATCGGTCCAGGTTCAAATCGTTGTTCAGGGCTGGTTGAAGCCAAACGGCGGCCTTTGGGATGTCGGAGAAATGATCACCGTCGTGGCTCCATCCGTCTTTCCGAACGAAGGTGGGCGCGTCGCTCTCTACGTCCAGGCACTAACTTTTTCGCAGTCGCCCGAAACGCCTGGCTCCATCACCACGCTGGAATTGGTCCTTTCTGACGGGTTTGTCGCTGAGCAAAGCGCGCCAAAGGGTGGCGCTCCAAACGTTCTCGGGCCGCAGCCAGGAAAAGCGCAGGAAGACACATGAGCCGTATCCATGAAAGCCAAGAGGGCGGCGACCGGCGGGGTATGTTGGGCCTGTCGCGCGCCCTGGTCATGGCGAGCGATGACAGCAAGAAACGGCAGGAACTGAGCCTGCAAATGCTACACACCGAGGGTCGGACGGAAGTCGAGCACTGGCATCCTTACGGGTTCTTTTCCGTGCCGTTGCCGCCTACGGAGGGCGGGGATCAAGCCGCAGCTATCGTCGCGTTCATAGGCGGCTCACGTGACCACGCCGTAGCGTTGGGCGTGTCGGACAAGCGTCATCGTCCGAAGGGTGGGCAGCCGGGCGAGGTCGGCCTGCACGACGATCAAGGGCAGGTTGTGGTGCTGCGCCGGGGCGGCGTCGAGGTTACTGTTCCGGCGGGCAAGACCGTCACGGTCACAGCAGGCAACGCAAAGTTCAAAATTGAGAACGGGAAGATCATGGCGGAGGTGCAGACAACGCGCGTCTTCGTCCGTCACCAGCGCATCGATCTTGGCAAACTTGATGCGCCGTTTAAGGTTTCGACCGAAGGTGGGCTTTCACAGGTCGTCTATGCTGTGATTGATCCTCCATGAGCGGGCCTCGCATTGTCCAGACCGCTCAGGACTTCGGCATCACGCTGGACTGGCTTCTGACTCCGCAGGGCACGTTGGATGCAACCCATGATCTAGAAACAGCCGTCATCATGGCGCTGGGGACGGATCGTCTGGCCGCTGCATCGGATGAGTTGCCGCTTCCGGGTGACACGGATCGGCGCGGCTATTGGGGCGATCTCGACGCCAAGGCGATCTGGGGTGAAGGGCCGCTTGGTTCTCGCCTTTGGCTTCTGTCGCGGGCGAAGATCGTCGGAACAAATGCGCGTGGTGGGTCCACAGTTGAGCGCGTCCGCTCCTACATCAAGGAGGCCCTACAGGGCTTTCTCGACGATAAGGTCTGCACCAAGATTGACGTGCGTGTCGAGCGCGGCGGGGACTCCGCAATCCACGCGCAGGTGACCATGTATCGCGGCCCGGCGCGCGCCGTTGATCTGCGCTTCGCCGCGCTTTGGGACGAATAGGACTTCGATGCCTTGGTTCAAGCCGACGATGCGCGGCCTGCGCGAGCAGGTGCGTGATTTTATCAGTGCGCGCCTCGATGGGGCGGATGCGTCGATCCCGAAGACCCCCTTGAGGGTGATGGCAGATAATCAGGCTGCCATGGCCGCACTTAATCTCGACTTCTTGGCGTGGGTCGCGCGGCAGATGCTGCCCGATACTGCCGAGGCGGAATGGCTGGACCGGCACGGGGCGATTTGGGGCAAGCCCCGACTGGCCGCAACGTTTGCGGGCGGGTCCGCAACATTCACGGGGACCGCCGGAACCATCGTTCCGCAGGGGACGCAGATCAGCGGCGGCGGCGTCACATTCGAGACTACCGAGGAAATCGCGCTTGGTGGCGGCGCGACGGAGGCGGGCGTCATTGCTTTGAATGCAGGCTCGGCGGGCAATCTCCCGGCAGGCCAATCGCTTTCGCTGTCGGCGGCAATTTCAGGTGTCGATAGCCGCGCGGTGGTTGTGAGCCTCACGGGCGGCGTCGATGCGGAAGCCGATGATAGTCTGCGCGAGCGGGTTCTGGCGCGCATCCAGAAGCCCCCCATGGGCGGCGACGCCGACGATTATGTCGCGTGGGCGCGCGAGGTTCCGGGCGTGTCTCGCGCATGGTGCTCGCCCAACGAGATGGGGCCGGGCACGGTGACGGTTCGATTCATGATGGATGAATTGCGCGCCGACAATGACGGGTTCCCGGAGACTGGCGATCTGGCAACGGTGAAGGCCTATATCGATGAACGGCGTCCTGTCGCGGTGCGGGATTTCTTCGTGCCTGCCCCCGTCGCGCAGCCGGTCAACTTCACGATCACCGATCTTGTGCCAGACAATAGTGCGACACGCGCCGCAATCGAGGCCAGCGTGGACGCGATGATCCGCGACAGGGCAGCGCCCGCCTATGCGCGCAACGGTGTTGGACAAGACGCTCAGACGATCTATGCGGTGTGGATCAATGAGGCGGTCCTGAATGCGCCGGGCGTCGAGCATTTCACCGGCACAGACGCTGACCATGTGATGGCGGACAAAGGCAAGATTGCCGTCTCCGGCACGATAACGTTCGCCTGAGCCGCGCGCATGACAGACCAATACGCGCGGCGCACTGGCGATGATTATGCGGACGCATTCGCCAGGCTGTTTCCGACAGGCCCGGCATGGCCACAGGATGAACAGACCGTCTTTCAACGGTTGATCCGCGCGCTTGCGCAAATATTCGGCTATGTCGATGAGCGCGCCGGGGTGCTCTTGCAGGTCGAAGGTGATCCGCGTCGTGCCTATGAGACGCTTGCTGAATGGGAGCGGGCGTTCAGTCTACCTGATCCATGCGTACCGTCACCTCTCACACTGCCGGAGCGCAGGCAAGCGCTTGTCAACAAGATGACTAGCGAGGGGGGGCAGTCTCGCGCGTTCTTCATCGCGGTTGCGGCGGCTCTCGGATACCAGATCACCATCACCGAATACCTTCCGTTTCAGTTTGGGCTGTCGTCTTTCGGCGGAAGTCACGGCGCGTTTCAGGGGCCTCAGGCGCGCTTCTTTTGGACCGTGACAATTCCTGATCTGCGCTTCACACGCTTTCGCTTCGGCGCGTCTAGCTTCGGCCGCGACAGCTTCCTTTCGATCGTCCGCGCTGAGGACATTGAGTGCGTCTTCAGCCGCTGGAAGCCTGCGCACACGATCGTGCTTTTTGACTATCAGGGCGCATAGGAACCCCTCATGAAGAGACGTAACCCACTTAACCCGGCGACGGGTCTTGAAGATGCCGGGCTGTTGCCTTGGACGAACGGAAATCCTGGAACGGGGGCAGAGGGTTCATACCCGCCGCATCAGCTTTGCACCGACGTTCAGGAGGAATTGGCGGCGGTTGTTGAGGCTGCGGGCATTACACTGGACGGCAATAACCTGACGCAGGTTTTGGCAGCCATTCAGAAACTCGCCGGCAACACGAAGCCCCTCTACGGAGTTCACGCTCTCCCTGCCGCGACGATGACCGTCCCGAACGATGTGACGACGGACATCACGTCATTTGGGACGGTGACGAATGGCCTGCTGGCATCGACGTTCAGCGGCGGCATTTTCACTGTCGGCACCGGTGACGATGGGTTCTATCTGCTGACAGACTGGCTCGGGACGAACCTTGCGGTCGGCACCACTGGCTATGGCTATGCCGGGACGATTGGCCACTCGACTGATGGCGGAAGCACATACACGTCGATCGGTGGGCAGACCGGCTATTCCAATTCCAATGCAGTGTTGGGGCCGTTCTTTGGCTGCTCGGTCGTGCAGAAACTGAACGTGGGCGACAAGGTGAAGCTGTCGATGAAGCAGAACATCGGCTCATCGCAGAACGCGCCGTGCGGCTTCGGCGCCATCTTCCTGGGGAAGTGATCCATGTTTGAAATGCACATTTCTCCTGACCATGCCAGCAACATTCTTTCGCAGCTTCCGCGCGCGGCGCGCGACGCCAGCCGGTATGTTTCCGATCTGAACGAAGACGGGACGCAGGGCGCGCTGGGGGTTCTTTCCATCCCCGATGAGTATGCAGGTGCGGCAGAGGCGGCGGACCCCGATCTGCTGCTTTCGACAAAGCGCCGCTTCACGCCGCGCGAGTTCATGCGCCTTTTTACGGGGCCTGAGAGGCAGGCGCTCATCGAGTCCAGCATCTTCGAAGTGCGCGAATTCCTCTGGGAGGCCAGCGCCGCCCAATTCATCGACGTGGACGACGCCGCCACTGAGACGGCGGTGAACGCTCTCGCCTCGCTCGGCTTGATCACGGAAGCGCGACGCGACGCGGTGCTTGCCGGCAATCCCCCGGCCTGATCCTCATGTTCGAAGATCAGACTGACCTCCCGGCGCGGATCATCATCGCGGCGACGGAAGACCTGCGGGTCGATTTCGCGTTTCAGAATGCTGACGGCGCAATCGATATCATGGTGCCAGGTTTTGGCGATTGGGAACTCGTGCTGGCGCCGAACTCTGGCAGCGCGGCGGCGATCAGCTTCCCCGGTTACGGGCTGACGCTGGCGAATGATCCGCTAAAGGCCAGCAACACGCTGAGCCTGGCAGCAACGCTGGCGACAATCTCGGCCTTGATGCCGGTCGATACCGTGTTCGAGGGCGATCTCGTGCGTGTCGTGGCCGGTGTCCGGCAGGCATGGGCGCGAGTCGGCTTCATGCGTGGGGCCGCGCCGCAGACAACGGATCAGCTTGGTGACCATCGTGTCACGATCTCTCGTGAGCCCATCGGCACGATCATCGTCCGCCGTGAGGGCATCGGACCGGGCGCTTTCGATACCGCGCCCATCCTTCAGCAATCCATCGTCAACGCTCTGATCTTCGGATAGGCCTTCATGCGCAGGAAAATGACGATCTCTGGTGTCGTGTTCGACGCCAGCGCGAAGACGCTTGATTTTTCGGGGGCGGGGGTCGGCTCTTTCGATGTGGCGCGGCTCTATGCTGTGATCCATGCCGACACGCAGGCGCTGCTCTATGCCATGGCGGCGCCGGGCAAAGGCTATACGGCGATCGCCGGCAATGTCCTGACGCTCGAGGCTGACACCACGGCACTGGCCGATTCCGACGCCCTGACGATCCTCTACGATGCAGACGACAGCGCGGCCTCACAGGCGGGCCAGGACGCACTGTCCGTCAAGATCGGCGAGGTGCAGGCCTCACCATCGGCAAACACGCTCCTTGGTCGCCTGAAGGACATTGCCGGGCTGCTGGCGGGAACGCTGACGGTTGGGCTGCCATCGGGCGCGGCGACGGGCGCGAAACAAGACACCGCCATCGCTGGGCTGGCTGCAATCGACGGAAAGCTGGGGGCATCCCTGCCGCTTCCAACCGGGGCGGCAACCAGCGCAAAGCAGGACACGTCGAACGCAGCGCTCGGGGCACCGGCGGATGAGGCCTATTCGACGGGTAATGGGACCATCGTCGGCCTGCTCAAGGGCATCTATGCCAAGCTGGCATCGCTGCTATCCCCCGGCACGATTGCCACGGGGCAGGTGAGCGTCGCCACCACGGTGGGCGGGACGCAGATCGTCGCAGCGCGCGCCGGGCGCAAGAGCGTGACCATCCGCAACCTGACAGGCAGCGACAAAATCTATGTCGGCAATTCCGGCCTGACAGGGGCGAACGGTGCGCTGGGCGCGCTGGCCGTGGTCGGGGATGGCATCACGATTGATGGCAGCCAGGCCATCTATGGCATCGTCGCAACTACGGCACAGACCGTCTCCTATCTGGAGAATTTCTGATGACCGCGATCATCTCGCCGCCTTTCGATGCTGGCGCGCTCCGTCGTGGATTTTCTGAAGCGAACCAGAACGGGCGTTGCGCCCGGATGTTGCGCAGCCCCCAGGCCATCCTGCGCAATCAGCAGCCGCGCGTAGCATCACAGGCCCCCGCGCGTGTTCTGTTCGCTGCGCCGGCAAACTTCACCGGCCTTCCGGTCGGCACCGGCTATGCGCCGGGCGACACCATTACCCTTGCGGGCGGCACGTCATCGACGGCGGCGCGGCTCAAGGTTCGCACCGTCGGCATCGTCAGCGCCACAGTTGCGAACGGTGGGTCGGGCGGCACGAATGGTTCCTCGACGCTTTCGGTTTCTGGCGGCACCCCGGCAACCCTTGTGGGCGATGCCGTCGCGCAGGTCATCGGCACAATCTCTGGCGGCGCGCTGACCGCAATCAGCTCGATCTTCTTTGCGGGCGAATACACTGTCTCGCCCGGAACGTCTGCGATTGCGGTCACGGGCGGCAATCTGACCGGTGCGACAATCAATATCGTCTGGGGCGTGGTGACGGTCGACGTCGATCTCGAGGGCTCTTATTCGGTATTGCCGCAGACGGTCGATGGCACCGCTTTCGCCCAAGCGTCAACATCGGGTACCGGCACGGGGGCGACGTTCTTCTGCGAAATGACCGATCCGCCGGTTCAGATCACGAACGGCCGCCCGCAGGCATCAAGCACGGTCTACGGCAGCCAGCAGAGCTTCCTCGTGCCCTCTGGCTCGCTGACGCTCCACAATCCTGCCGACTGGACGGTGTTTTTCGCCAACAACAGCCGAAATTATTACACCACGACATCGAACGTCTCTTGTCTGAAATTCTTCCACGATGGGACTGAGTTTGCGATTATGGGGCGGGCGGGCAACGCCTATCTGATCTTGGCGGATGGCGTCCTCATTACGCCACGCGCTCACACGGTTGCGGGGGCGACGGGCCAGTCTCCGGTTCATACGCGCGTGGTGCTTGGGAAGCGCAAGCGCCGTCGCATCGTCATCCTGATGCGTAGCTATGGCTTCTACGGCATCGCCACAGGGCCATACGATACGGTGGAGCCCGCGGGTGACGACGCGCTCTATCCGACCATCGGCTTCATGACCGATAGCTACGGCACCGGAAACGCAACACGCTCGCTCGGCGGGCCTTTCGTTGAAGCCGCCATTCGTCTGGGTATCGAAGGCGTTGCCATCAACCCTGTCGGCGGCTCTGGCTACATCACCGCTGGCTCGGGAACGTCCTTTCAGGATGCGACGCGCATCGCCAACGTCAACAAGGGCACGCCTGACATCATCGTCACCGCGGGCGGGATCAACGATAGCACCACGGGGCTGGCGGCAGGTGCTGCGGCTTACTTCGCGGCTCTCCGTGGGGCCAATCCGACAGCCATCCTGATAGGGGTTTCGCCATGGGGCCCGCGCAACTCGTCCCGTGGATCTGCTGCGACGAAGCGCGATCTCGTCAAGCCCGGCCTTGCGGCTGCAGGCGGCCAATGGGTCTGGATCGACCATCTGACGGGCGCCGTGACGAACAGCGCAGGCTTCTCCGGCATCGTTGGATCCACGGCAGGCTGGCAGACGGGCGATGGCTACGCAGGCGCTCTGACCGGGTCCGGCAACGGCGATCTCTATGATGGGGATGGCACCCACTACAACGAGGCCGGGAATAACTACCTCGGCCAGTTGCTCGCCGACTCGATCTACATGGGGATCAACGGCCTGTGACCGAACGCTTCGCCCGCGCTCTACAGGGCATCGGGCTTTTCCTCGTCGTGCTGGCGTTCTTCGCCGTCGCGGCGGTGTGGCAGGCGAGGGGGTGAGGCAACAGCCGCCGCGCCGGGCCGCGTCAGCGGCCTTTTTTAATGGAGCTTCGGCATGAATTTTAAGGGCGCTGCAAAGCGGCTCGATGATATCGACTTGCCACGCATCGGCGATCGGATAGGTGTGGGCGAGGACGAGATTCATGCCGTCCTCGATGTCGAGACGACGGGCAGCGGTTTCGATAGCGAGGGTCGGCCGAAAATCCTTTTCGAGCCACACGTCTTCTACCGCAACCTGTCTGGCACCCGCCGGGATCGGGCGGTGGCGCAAGGGCTGGCGGCGCGCTCATGGGGGACGCTGCCATACGGCAAAACCAGCGAGCAATATCCCAAGCTGCTGCGCGCCATGCAGATCGATGAGACGGCGGCGCTGAAAGCCTGCTCTTGGGGGTTGGGGCAAATCCTCGGTGAGAACCATCTGGCGGCTGGTTATGACAGCCCACAGGCGATGGTGCAGGACTTCATCGATGACGAGGAAAAGCACCTTGAGGCGATGGTGCATTTCATTGCAGCGAACCATCTGGATGACGAACTGCGGGATCACAACTGGGCGGCATTTGCACGGGGCTATAACGGTTCCGGCTACGCGAAGCACGGCTATCACACGCGACTCGCTGCCGCTTTCGCACGGTGGTCGAAAATCCGGGACACGCCGTGGCAGCCCGATAAACCGGGTAAGATCGATATAACCCCGGCACAGCCCGCCGCTCCTACCGCCCCAAGCCGGCCGCGCGAGCCTGTGCCGCCGGTATTGCCCGGCGCTGACCCCGCGCCGCCCGGCAACCTTCCGGAAATTCCGGATACTTCACCGCCGCTCCCGCCGTCGAACGAAAAGCCCGGCCCTTTGGCGCGGTTCTTCGCAGCACTGGTTGCCGCATTTCTCGGAAGGGGCCAGCCATGAACATGGAAGCAATCGGCGCCCTTGCCGGAGAACTTGCGAAGGCGGGCCTTCCCGCGCTCGCTGGCGCATTGGGCGGGCCGGGGGCCTCTGCCGTCGCCAATGCCATCATCGGCGCTCTGGCTGGCTCGCCCGCGACGCCAGCGCAGCCGCAATCGGCGGATGATGCGGCGAAGGTGATCGCCGCCGATCCCGACGCGGCGCGCGCGGCGCTCGCCTCTCTGGAAATTACGCAGACGGCGGCAACGATGGCGGCGCAGCTTGCGCAGACCGAAAGCCAGCGCGAATCCGCATTCTCATGGGCCTGGCGACCGGCGATGTCGTGGCTGCTGATCGTTTTATGGTCGTGGGCGCTGCTGATCTTGCCGACGCTCAAAGCGCTCGTGGTCCCGGCTCTACAGCCAATCCCGATGGACAATCTCACCGCATTCACGGGCCTCTGGCTGGCGATCTACGGCGGTGGCAATACGCTGATCCGGGTGATGGGCAAGAAGGGCTGACGCTCGTGGCGGACAATAAAGAGCGCGAGATCGCCGCGCGCATCATCGGCGAGCATGGTCCGCTGCAATTCACCGATGACGAGGCGGAGGCCCTGCGCTCGATCTCGCAGGCATGGCTCGGCTGGCAGGCGGTGGGGCGGTTCATGACCGCATTTCAGTCGGTCGCCAAATGGATCGGCTGGGCGGTGGCGGCCTATCTGCTGCTGAAGGCGGGCGCCATCGATTGGATTCGGGGGATACGCTGATGATGCGTCTCGTCAATCTGGTTCCGTGGACGATCATCGCCGTTCTCGGGGCTACGCTGATGATGCGCGTCGTCAATCTCGTCCCCTGGGCCATCATCGCCGTTCTCGGCGTTCCCGCCGCCCTGCCGGCGAGCCTCTGGCTTAACGTCGAGACGGTCCAGGTCGCCAACGCACGGACCGGCGAAAGCCCGTCAATGGTCGTGCGCCGGACGATCCAGCGCCCCTTCGTCGCTGATTGGGTCGTGTCCGTGCGCCGCAACGGGCCGGATGGGTTCGAGGTCTATTGCACCGGTTATGGGCGATCCGCCTACAGCCCCGCCGCCGCGATACCGAAAAATCTGAACCTCGATTGGTGGCTCGGCGGCAAGTCCTGCTATCTGATCCCCGGCGACTATTTCATTGTGACAAATTGGCAGATCAATTTGCCGGCGGGGTTCGACAAGACGGTCTCGGCGGCGTCGAACGTGTTCGAGGTTCGGCCCTGATCTTCGCCTTCGGGCAAGCGACTGGCCCACGCACGGGCTGATCTGGCGGGATGCTCCGTTCCGTCACTTTCCTCCCTCGACTTGCCGCCGCCCCGAAAGGGGTGGCGGCTTTTTTGCATTTTCTGCAAAGAATGGCTTGTGTCCATACTAAAAGTATGAGATAAGGATTGTGTCGCGGCGGGATTGGCCCACTGCAAGAGGTTGGAGACCTACGATGCGCAATGAGATCGCCCTCACCGACGAACAGATCGAAGCGGTTTTCGAGGAGCTTGGCGTCGGCACTACGGCGGACAGCTTAGTTTTCACGCGCGACACGCTGGCGGACTTCCGGGAGGCTAGCAAGGGCTGGGCGGCGCTGCGTCGCGCCAGCGATGATGAGGTCGAGGGCTTCGCCGTGCTGACGTTCGAGGGTGCGCAGTCTGCAAAGGGTCAGCCCCGCCGCGATGTCTATGTCGTGGATTTCGGCGCGGTGCGGGTGGTCTACCAGTGACCACCGTTTTCAAAGCAGCCCTCGGCGTCTGCGGCCTCTCTCAACAGGAGGCCGCAGATTTTCTCGGCGTGGCGCTTCCAACAATCAAGGACTGGTGCCGCGGCTCTTTTGCGCCGCCAACAGGCGTCTGGCAGATGTTGGCCGGCCTCTACGATCAAATCGACAATGCGGCGCAGTCGGCTCTCGACACTTTGGAGATCGAGAATTTTGACCGGCGCGCGATGAACGATGTGGCGATCATGTCTACCGGCGAGAAACTGCCGACAGACGGCGCGCAGGCTGCGGCTGCGGCGATCTTCCTTTTGACGCGGCTGCACGACCCGCTTAGCTGACCTTTTTTCCTGACGCCGGGAAAATGGTCACCGGCCCGTCCGCAACCACCGACGGAATCGCTCGGCAAACGCCGCCTTGGCCTCGTCCAGAGTGTCAGCATTGCCGCTGAGTTCGCCGCCCATATAGCAGGACTGAAACCACCCCCATCCCCGGTTCGCAGGCTCCCGATTGCTGATCCGGCCAATGTCCACTTCGTTGGCGATGACCGAAAAATCGTCGGGGTCATAGCCCGGCCCAAATTCCGGCAGATAGTCGGTTATGACGATGAGATGCAGCGGGGTCTTTTCGGTGATCCCGAAATTGTCCAGCGCGTCGGCAGGGTTCCTCAGCGGCGGGTTCAGCCAGAGAATGTCGCCGCCCTTTGGGTTCTTGTGGCGGCGGCATAGGCGGTTGCCGATCTTTTCAGGCCAGAGCGGGTTCATGCCGGGATATTAGGGCCACCCCGCCAGTTTCGCCAGCAGCCCCGCAAGAACCAGCAGGACTGCAATACGAAGGCCAATGTCCGCCGGGGCTTCCTCCATCGTCGGCCCTGTCGTGTTAACGGGTGCCGATAATACTGACGCGTTTTCGGGATGTGTTAAATCAGTGGTCATGGGGTGGGTTCCTCTGAGATGCCGAGGGCGCGGCGTATTTCCTTTTTGGCCTCCAAATAGCCGTCTATTTTGCCTTTGGCGTAGCCGTCGAAGTAAGAAGCAACAACGCTTTCAGTAAAGCCATCATTCCAAAACACCGCGAGTATTTGCGTTTTGTCTTTGGTCTTTTTTCTGAAAATAGTTTGTTGTCCGGGGCCGGTTCCAACGAGTTCAAAGAGCACACCGTCTCGCCACTCACCGATCTTGGGTATACCGTTGCGGCCCATCTCACCCCTCCTTGCTGGCGTCGCGCATGGCTGTGGCACACATCGAGCGATAATAGCGGCTGGCCGCTTGAGCGTGGCCCTCGCGCCAACGTTCGATTGTCCCCGGCGGCGGGGGTGTGTGGCCTATCCATTCTGACGGTGCGGGCATGGCCGCAGACAGCATTTCATTGTTCGGCTCCACCGGCATCACCACCAACCCGCCCGGCAACGGATCGCCAGCACGGAGGGCGGAGAGGGCGGCGGTGGCGATGTCCTGATAAAGCGGCGGCAAACCATTTGTCTCTTCGAGATCAGCGACCGCCCTCGCCACCCTCTCAATCACGTCATCGCTCATGGTGTGGGTTCCGATTCTCCAGCAACAATCGCCGTTATATCGAGCAGAATCCCTGTCGTAAGATCAGGCCCAAAGATCGAACGGCGGCGAATTTTAATCAGTGCATTGCGCACGTCTGCCTCGCGCTTCTGCGCGGCGGCAAGCGCGGCTTCGGCGGTGAGGGCGCGGTCAATTGATTCGTTAAGATGTCGCGTTACCGTGCAGACATTTTGGTGTTCACGGGCCACCTCTTTAATCTCTCGCTCTCGCGCCTCATCCCTTTCCCGCGTCACCTGCTCAAGCTGCGCGCGGAGAGTGGTGATTTCGTCACCATCAAAGGCGCATCGACGTCCTAGTCCAGTCAGGATTGTCTTTCCGCAGGCCGTGCATGAGCTGCGCGGGTATGGACGGCCCTCTTGCTGCGCCCGGAAACGACAATCGTAAGGTCGTGGGTCCAGAGCCTGAATGGTTGCCTCACTCATCCTCGCCTCCTGCCAAAGTTAAAGGCTTGCGCATCACCAGCGTTCACTGCTTCAGCAAGAAGGACGGCGCGTTCTGGCGAATAGCCATCGCAACCACATTCGATGATAAAGCCATCTGCAAGAACGACGCAGTGAATCGTGGCCCCGCCGTAATCACCGGCAACGTGGCGCGTGGCGACAATGGCTTTCGGGCTGCGCAACAGCGCCATGCGATCATCGTCAACCATCACTCGCCTCCTGCCAGTGCTGCGCGGTCGCGGGAGAGGGCTTCGAGGGCAGAGGCGGCTTTCGTGAGGATTGCTCCTTTGTATGGAGCCATCATCCGCAACTGCTCCACCAACTCGTTCACATCGTCATTCATGGGGGTTCTCCGGGCGGTTGGCGAGTTCAAGCAGCACGTCCGCGTGGCAGGGCGCATCGAGGCGGCACCAACAGGCGAGGTTCTTGCCGCGCAGCATGGCAATCCGATCGCGCAATGGGTGTTGTGCAGGCTGGTTTAGCCATGCCCGGTATGCACTCACGGAAATCTGTTGCGCTTCTGCCTTGGTGTCGCGGAGCCACATCGCCGGACCAGCCCACGTCCCGATCTGGAAGATGGGCTTGGTCACGCCCATGTGTGTCGATGTGCACTTCGTGATTGGGAACGGATTGCCGAACCCGGTTGAGCGGTCCACCTTCACGGTGTTCTCTGACATCCGCCATCCCTTCGCGCGGGATAGTTGGACGCGACGGGGAGCCTCACCCATTCTCCCGCCCTCCGGTGAGAGGGGCATTGGGCCTTCCGAGCAAATCGGGCTGGCCGTTCTTTTCCGATCGTGTGATGCTGGCGTTGAGCTGCCGGTGCGGCGCGTCCCATGCGTTGTGGCACTTCTGGCAGAGCGCGCGCAGGTTTGCCGGATTGTTGTTCTCCGGTGTCTGATCCATGTGCGCGATGGTCAGGATCACGCGGGAGCCGGTGCGCGGGTGCGGCTCATAGTTGACCGCCCGGCAGTCCGGGAATTGCGGTGTCCCTTCGCAGCAGTGCCCGGCGCGCGTCAGGATCGCAGCCCCGATCTCCATGTCCGTGGCGAACAGGGGCAGGTCATCAAACCGGGTTGGCAGTTGGCGGGCGGCGGCCATGGTCAGGCGGCTTCCTGCGCCTGCGGGACGATTTCATCCGCGACGGCGCGTTCGGCGATCTTGTTGAACGTTATGGCGCGGCCCTTGCGCAAAACCATGTTGCTGACGAATTTGTCGATGGCGTCCATCTGGTCGATGGTGACCGGCTCGATTTTGCGGTGGCCCAGTATCGTTTCCTGCGCCTGCAAGAGCGCGTCAACGAGCAACGCGCGGCCCTGCCTCTGCGCTGCATTCGTTTCGTCTCCAAGAGCCGCGCTGGCGCGATCAAGGACGGCGGAAAGTGGTTCGTTCATCTCATTACCTCTCTTGTGAATGGATTGCGTTGCGGAAGCGGCGTCCTGTCGAATCGGCGCTGTTTCGGCGGCGGTTTCGGAGGGGCCGGGATGATGGCCTTGGGGGTGACGGGTGTCGCGCCAATCTGTGCGGCGCGCTGGCGTGTCAGCTTCGCGCCTGTGCCTTTGTCGGCCTTTGTCTTGACCTTATGGCAGTCGATATGCGCCGGGGCGAGGTTCGTGTCGTCATCCGTCCCTCCGCAGGTCAGGGCAATGATGTGCTCGGCCTCCCATGCCTCGCCAACAGCGATCGGGCGCTGACACAAGTGACAGATGCCCTTGGCTGCGTCGAAGATGCGGACCTTGCGCGCGACAGTCATGCGGCGGCGGGCAGTCACGCCGCCCTCCGCGCGCCGTGCTGACGACCCCGGCGTCCAGCCAAAATGTCATCGATGATTTCCAGCAGGTATTCCTTGTCCATCTGCAAAACCTGCTTGCAGATCAGATCGACGGCGCGATTGAACCATTGCTCGAATTCATCCTGGGACATGCTCGAAAAGCTGATGGACTTGGCGACCACGTAAGGAATCCCGGTCAGCGAATTGACGCGGGTCTCGAATAAGCCGGTGGACATTTTCAGATCCTCAAGCAGCGTCTCGGTTGTCGGCCAGCGGTCCGAATTGTCCTGCACGACATTCAAGACGGCAAACAGCTTGCGGTGGTGATCCACATTGCGCGGGCGGTGCAGATTGACCAGATAGCGCGCGCCATCACGCATCTTGCCGAATGCCTCTTCTGCATCAGCATCGGCGGGGAAAAGCCCGCCGTTCTGTTTGATGAAGACGCGAGAACGAAGTTCGCTTGCCATTGGCTGGCCTCAAAACCCAATGTCGTCGTCAATGGGTGCGGGGGTGCGGCTCTGCTGGCGTGGGGCCGACTCTGCTTCGCGCTCACTCGGTGGGAACGCGGAAAGCCACACCTCGCCCTTTTCATTCGGCAAAGGCAGGGCATCCAACTTGATCGCGTAGCCGTCGCCGTTCTTTGATGGGAACATCGCGCCGATGCGCCGCCAATAGGTCTTGCCATCCTTGCCGGTGCGCGAGGTGGAAATATCAAATCGCTCGGTCATGCCGCAGCCCTTTCGCCATAGCGCTCATTCAGGGCCGCGACCTTCGCGTCGAGTTCGGCCAGAAACTTCGCAACCTCTGTTTCAAGTTCGGAAATCATCGCGCCGTCCCGCTTCACGCGGGCGATAAACATCTGCATGTTGCCCGGCATCCTCGGGTCGAATGACGCGAAGTCACACCACGCCCGACCCGTGCAGGCCATCTGCCATTGCATCTGGGTGATGTATTTCGCGGGCACCGCTTGACCAAGCAGCGTCTCGATATGCGTCGCCGTGTTGGGACACTTGATCTCGATCATTCCGTCATCGCCGACAAAGCCATCAGGACTGGCCCCTGAATCAGTGATGCGCGGGTGAGGCACGAAACCCACTTCGGTGACGCTGGCATCCGTCAGGAATTGGTAATAGGTCCGGGCGTCCGGCTCTTTCTCCGTTCCCCATGCCATCGCAGCGTTCGTGAACTTGTCGGCAGGCTCGCCTGTAAGGCGCTCCGCCACCAATTCGGCCATGTAGTTGGCCCGGCTCGCGCCGTATCCCGTCTTCGTCTTGGCAACCACGTCCGCCACGCGCGAGGCCGTTACCTTTCCGCAGCGGATCGCCAGCCATTCGGGGCTGCCCTGGATCATGTCCATCATGACCGGGCCTCCTGCTTGGCCCGTGCCGCCTTGATGTCGAGCGCCGTCATGGCATCCTTGAAATATCGCGCCTCAAGATCGTCCAGCCGCTCCACCTTGAGGTGTTTGAGGAAAGCTGGCAGATCGACGTTGCCGATCTCGACAATGCGAGCGCGCAGCGTTTCGATCTGTTCGGCGGTGATTGTTTGCGCCCCCCCCGCTGCTTTGCCGTCGTCATCCTCGCCATGCGATGTCAGGTTCAGCAGCGCGGCAGCGGTGTAGCGCTTGCCGTAGCTGGTGCTTGACCCCACCGCCTGAACGGCGTTTTTCGATCCGGTCGCATCATGCGGGAGAGCGATGGTTGTTTCTTCTGAATGCCCGTCACGATGGCTCAAGACGCCGGTGACAGCGATCTTCCCCTCTGGGTGCGAGACGCGGAATGACAGAGCGAAACCATGTTGCGCCATGACTGGCTTGATGGCGTCGTTGATGTCTTCCCAGAGCGCGTAGCGACTCTGAATCTTGCCTTCCCTATCCTTGATGCCTCCGCGCTCTCTCACCGAAGGCAGATCGGGTTGCATGGCGGCCAGCGCCGCCGCGTAGGCGGACCTCGCCTGCCTATCCAGAACGGCGGTGTGCATCTGCATCAGCCGCTCCATCTTGTCGATATCGACGTTCGGATCGCGGGCGGCGCGCTCAATCATCGAAATAACGGCGGCGGTTTCTGATGCCGCAATAACCGTTGGCGCAGGGCTTGGCTCCCGGACTTGCATTACCTGCTCTGTCATCGTCCCAACTCCATCTTCAAAAGTGCTGTTCGCTCTGCCTTGATCTTGGCGAGGGTCTTGCCGGGCCTGCCGTGACGGTGGCGCTCGCGCTGCAATTCATCCTGCATCCGGAGGATAGATCGCGGCGCGTGAGGCTTGCGCTTCCAGCGCCAGCGTTCCCATGCGATTATCGCGGATCGGATGAGGCGCATCATTGTCCCGACCTCGCGTCATCCTCGACAGTCCGGCGATGCCGATCTGCAAAATCGTCGTCATATCCAGACGCCGCCGGAATTTCCGGCCGCAGCGCGCAAATCAGCAGATAGAGGATGATGCAGAAAATCACGACGGGCGCAGCGATCCAGAGCGCATCCTGCATGACAGCAGGCAGGTCTGATGCGGCCCACGCTTTCGTCGCGCCATAGATCAGCACGCCTCCGAAAGCCGCGCCGACAAGACTTGCCTTGGCAAAATCCTTCGCGGCGTCATACAGAGAATAGCGGTCAGACATTGGCTTTTTCCACTTGTCCGGCGACGCGGAGAAATTCTGCCGTTTGAGCATCCCATGCGGCGTCCCTTGCGGCGTCCCTTGCGGCGTCCCTTGCGGCGTCCCTTGCGGCGTCCCATGCGGCGTCCCTTGCGGCGTCCCATGCGGCGGCCCATGCGGCGGCCCATGCGGCGGCCCCTGCGGCGTCCCATGCGGCGGCCAATTCATCATTCGTCGCCTGCCCATGTGCATGGCGTTCAGCCACATCAATCGCAGCAATGGATCGCGGGTCTTTCATCAGGTGCTGCACCTGACGGGCGCACCAGACTGAAAATAGCCTCCATTCACGCGAGTATTGCGGCTCCGCGCGGCAGCACCACAACGCATCATCAAGACCGTTGATTTCGACGATGCGCGCATAGGTCAAAGGCTCATCATCAGCCTTTGTCTTGCCAAGACCGGCGAGCAGCTTTTCCCATCCTTCGCGGCATGGGCTATGAAATCGAATACGATTGAGAGTCGTGGTCAGCATCAGATTACCCCCGCGAGAATTGCGATTGTTGAGGTGGCGAACAGCAACACGATTGCTATGGCGCTGGCGGGCGCGTCGTATTTGCAGACGCGCGGGATGTTGGCGCGACGAAAGCCGCGCTCGGTCATGGCGACACCTTGAGGGCGGCGCGGGCGGCTCGGATGCAGGCCCCGACTTGATCGACAAAAACCACGGTGCTTTCGGCTGAATAATTCCCGTGGCGCTGGATTGAATCGGTCAGGTTATTGGTGATGTCCAAGCCTTCTGACAAAACATCATCAATTTCCCGCAGCCTCCTAATCTCATCAGCGGCTTCGCGGTACACCCCGCCGAACGCGCCGGAGGAATTAGCAAGATTCCACAATCGATCGAGAATGTCGCTCATAGCTTCTATTCCTTGTCGGTGCGCAGGGCTGCGAGAACGATCTCGAAAGCTGCAATTGAATCACTCTGCTGCTGCCTCGCTATGCTGCCGGGTGCGCCGACAGGCATTGCTGAAAACGGCTTGAGATAGATGCGGGCTTGCGTCAAAGCCTCTCGCAACCTCGCAATCTCTGCGTCCGCGGACTCCTCACACACCATTGCGTCCTCTGCCACGGCGATAGCCTCATCCAACTCCTGTTTCAGCCTCGCAATCTCTGCGTCGCGCGCTTCGATGGCGGCGGCGGAACTGCGAAAACGTTCGCACATGATATCGAACGCTTCTTGGGCGGTTCGGTATTCGATGCCGATAATCGGGCGCATCATTTGCTCGCCAATGTCGCTCATCACCCCACTCCGAAAATGCGGTCTTCACGGCGGCAGCGAAAGCGATAGTCGGCGGCAGCGTCGCGCTCATATTCGCGCTCGCGCTGCTCGGCTTGCTCGATGTCGTAGATCAGGTCACCGATGCCATCGGCGGCGATGCTGTCGTACTCGCCAGGTTTCGCGTCGGTGTAGTGTTTGGCAATCGCCGCCAGAACCGGATCACAGACATCGCTTGCAAAGTTGCGCGCAATTGACTTGATCGTCTCAGCATCGTTGAAATTGGTGCTGGCGATATAAGCGCGCTGGACCTGCAATTCATGGATGGCGCGATCCATCGCATTGACGATGGCAGGCTTGTTGTTGTGGCGGAATGTCATTGTCCGGCCTCCAATTTGGAGAGGGGCCGCCGCACTTTCGCGGCGGCAATGATTGTCAGTCCTCAACTCGGCGAAATCCTTCGGCCGTATATTCACGCTGGCGGCGAACGTGATAGACGCCCGGCGAAAACAGGATGGATTCGTGCGTGTCGTGGTCGCGCAGGTGTTGCAATTCGGTCGGCTGATCTACGACCAGAAGGCAATCCATGATGCTATCCGGCAGCCGATACATCGTGACCGCGCCAGCATCCATCGTGTGATGGTGGCCAGTTTCTGAGTGCGTCACGATCACCCGACCTTGTTCAGGTTGAACCGGAACTGCATTATCTGGCAGCGCATCAACCCGCCGGATCAAAATATCGCCTTGCGCGCAGACGTTATTGAAGGTCTTCATTTGCTTTCTCCTAGGTCCGAACTTCTGGCTTGATGAATTGCGACACGTCATCGACGCCGAACGTCCATGCGTTTGCTTGCAAAGCGGTCGTCATGTTGGGCGGAACCGGAAGGGCGAACTTGCGGCCCGTTCCACATTGGACGCGCAGAAAACGTTCGCGGCCTACGTCAGGCAGAACAACTTCGACTAGCTCGCCAATCTCGGGATCGGTGTCGGCGTCAATGGTCTTTGCCTCAAGCTGCGTCAGTATTGATTCCCACCCGAGGATTTCGCACGCCGCCCGCCGCTGCTCGATGTTCTTCCATGTCAAAGCCTCGGAAGGTTTGAGGGACGATCGACCCGCTATCCACTCATCGGGAACGCGCGTGCCATGCCAAGCGCTGACGCCCCAGCCGTCAGAATATTCGACAGCCTTCCCGCTTTCGTTGTGGAGACGGCGCTCTGCGTCGAATGACACGCGGCGGGGCCTATCGCTTACAAAGCAGATGCCATCCCAGGGCGCCCACCAGCCCGCACTCTTTGACAGGCGCGCCCATTCTAGAAGCAGAGCGATATTTTCGGCCGTATACGTCACACCGATTTCGTGCCCGAAAAGGTAGAAAGCCTCCCAGGCGCACCAGTGCTGTGATCCCCATCGATTACTGATAAAATAGGAGCGCAATTCGCCGAGCTGGCTGCCGATCTGGCTGTAGAGCTGGCTGTCGAGCTGGCTGCGGAGCTGGCTGCCGATCTGGCTGTAGAGCTGGCTGTAGAGCTGGCTGCGGAGCTGGCTGTAGAGCTGGCTGCGGAGCTGGCTGTCGAGCTGGCTGTAGAGCTGGCTGCCGAGCTGGCTGTAGAGCTGGCTGCGGAGCTGGCTGTCGAGCTGGCTGTAGAGCTGGCTGCCGAGCTGGCTGTAGAGCT